CAAAAACGGGTGTAAAGCCCCGTCACCATCGTGAACATTTCCTCCAGCATATCGCAATATATCCCCTCGTGCGTTTCTATGTCTTTCGTCTTGCACTCGAATGTCTTTTTGCTGAACGTCCTGCGGTAGAAGCGCATATTGTAGAGGTCTGCCCCTGCATCATAGATGATGTCAAGGCGGTTGGCACTCGTCTTGTTCCTCGCAAGGCTCATGCGTAAGCCGTTGCCCATGTCTATGAAGTCTTTGCTTCCCGTCATGGTGGCAAAGCGTCTGCCACCTATCTGCTCCAAAATTGTCTTCGCTATCATATTCGTTGTATTTTAGGCGTTATGTTGTGGCGGTGCGGACACCGCCACAACGTTCAAAATTCAGTTTTCTCGGCTATGGGTGTGCATCTTTCCAGCCACTCTTTCAGCCACTCCATGTTATACTCGCTCGTTATGACTGCCGTATGGCTGTCAATGGCAGTAAATCTGCTACTTTCATAGTTGTCTATCCACCCCTTCAGGGTATCAACTCCCCATGCTTCGGCATCATCAAACATTCCGTCCAATGCCTTGATTGGCTCGCTGAACTTGACTATCAGCGTTTGGTAGGCAACTTCGTTCATCGCTTGTCCTCCTTTCTTTCCTTTGCCGTCAGCCACTTGTCCCGTGCGGCTCGGCACTCGTCTAACGTGGGTTTCACACAAGAGAACAATTCCCCGTCCGTGTGGCGGTAGTCGTATTGCATAAGTGTCCGCTTACGTCTGCCGATACCCGTTTGGGACTTCTCGTATTTCTCTGTCCCTGCTTGCGTGCAGGTGCTTACTCCGTTGATGGTCATCCGTGTACTCATAATCGTTATTTTTAGATGGTTAGAAATGTACTGACAACACTCTGTTCTGCATCACTATTTCGGGGTTACTCGTATAGCGTTGGTGCAGGTAGAAATGATGTGAGCCGAAGCCGTAATAAAAGAACTTGTCAAGTTCGTGTTTCTCGGCAAAGTCCTTGACGCTCGCCCTTAATTGCTCCTCACTCTGACAAAGAGTGAGGAGGTTCATAAATTCAAGGAACATCGTGGGGATTTTATCATCCCATAGGAAAACCATGCTTTCAAATCTTACTTCCATAATGTTAGTTGTTAGATGTCGATATTATGCCGCTTTCATCCGCTGGCGGATAAGGTTGGCGTTCTTGTTCACAAGGGCGATGATGCGGTCGTGGTATTCGGAGTTCTCGTTGCATACGCCACGACACTGCACCACCTCAAAAGTTTTTAGTGACACCTCTATCGTTTCAATTCGTTTTCCGTCAATGGTGGCGGATAGGATAAGGGAGTCTTTTCGTTTGTGGTAACCGCCCACACAATGGTGCATCGTCCTTCCTTCCTCTGCCATTTCTTCCACGCTCTCTATGACTTTGACGCAAATAAGGCTGTCGGTAAAGGCAAGTCCGAAGAATATGCCCTTAGCTTTCAGATATTGTTTCTCGTCCTCAATCGCTTTCCTGCGTTGCTGTTCAGTCCGCTCATGTTTCCTTTGCAGGTTGCGCTTTGCCACCAACTTGTCGTGTTCAACTTTGAGGTCGGCAGGGCAAACGTATTTCGGGCTGTTTGTGTCCTTGCCGAAATGACGCAGGAGGTCTATGGTGTCACGCCACATTGAGCCGTCCTCAATGGTATAGCCGTTGCGGATACATATCTTGATTGAAGCCCAATACTCTCCAATATTGAAAGAGTGGTACAGATAGTAGCGCAACATGGGATATTGCCCTGCCTTCAACAGCGTTTCCGCACGGCTGTCCGACAATAATGCCGGTATTAGTTTGGTGGGTACAATGTCGTGGAAATTGCCGTTAAAGCCGTTTCTGCGGAGCGTCGGCAACACCTTATATCTTGGATATATCGGGGAATATGAGATATGGCGGTACGCTTCATTGTCATTGCGGATAGCAAAAGGAGAAGCGAATGAGAACGTGTCGATGTAGCATCCCAATGTGCGTGGAATGGCAACAACAGCCTTACGCCCTTGTTCATTCCACCAATACTGCCCGATTTCAAGGGCATAGGACTTGGCATTAACCCCTTTCTCCATACCCACGACAAGCAAGAACATTCGTAGCACTTGGTATTCTCCGCTTGTGGTAAGGGTTGTGAAATACTGCTTTTGTCTTACCTTGCGCTGATAGGTGAGGCAGACTTTCAAACTTGCTCCACATTCGGGACACGTACAATGCTCGGTCTGCTCCGTCATTACCCAACTATGACCGCAATCCATACAAGTGGTACGACCTTTCGGCAAGCGGTGTGCATAATGCTCCACGCAATTACGGAATGCCCAATTTATCTGTATCGGGGTTATCGGGCGTAGTTTCTTGCTTTGGGCAAGAACTGCTTTTTCAAATTTGTTTCTCGGTTTCATAAGCCAAAATCAAATAATGAGGGTTGAACTTGGGTTTCTGTTTTCGCCTTTGTCGGCTTGGTGCGGTTCTGCAACTTGCGGAGTTCCTCGTCTTGGTATCTGCGGACTGCCTGCTGACGTGCTTCTGCTTTTTCCTCTGCCGTGAGTTCCACAATGTGGTTCACCGCCACTTGGCATTGGATAGGCTTGCCCACCTCAATCTCGTTCTCGTCATAGTAGTGTACTGCTTGTCCGTATATCTCTCCGTCCGTGAAGCCGTTACAACCGCTTTTCTGCACATAGTTCAGAATGTAGGTTACGCAATCGTCAATGTTCTTGGCTGGATTGCGGTAGTTCTTCGCAAAGAGCGTGTCTTCCTCCGCACGTTGTTCCAAATACATCTGTATCGTTCTCTTGAAATGGTCTGTTCCTTTCATATCGCTGTCGTTTTTATGAGTTGTCAAATAGTATGTTTCAAAATCTCCCTCCAATAAATCGGCTCAACCTCGCTCAATAGGAAGTCTATAAAGTCCTTCCGTGCGTTCTTGTTCAGTTCGTGGTAGAGTCCACGGAACACGGACATATTGCCGTTGAGGTATGTTTCCACCATGTACTCGAAGATGTTGCCCACCTCGTAGTATCTGCATTGTTGCTCCACTGTCTTGCTTCTTCTCTTTGCCATGTCGGTAGGGATTAAAGGGTGAATAACCAAAGAATGAAGCCGAAGAACAGGATAACGGAAAGAATAGCCACGATTACCCCTATTGCCACTCGGAACACTCCGTTTATTATCTCTCTGACGATGTACCAAATGGATGCCGGACACCCAAAAGGCGGTGCGCATGATTAGGGTGCATATCGCAAGCCCTATGTATTGCGCCATTTGTCTGAAATTTACCGTTGCTGTCATAGCCGTATCATTTGTTAAGTTCCACGATGCTGTCTATCCTGCCGTATAGGAAACTGCGGAGTGCGGTCTTGTCGGTAGCCTTGTATTCCGCCCAATGTCCATACTGCTTTACAATGTAGGTTCGGAGAATGTCGGAAAAGTCAAACATCCAACCTTGCAAGGGTACTGCGCTCTTGAAATAGGTGTTGCTGTTCACGTTGCGTGTAAGCCAATCCTTTTCCTCTCGGCTCAATTTCTCACCATTGTTCAGTTTGGTGCGAAGTCCGTACACCTTGCTGCCTTGCAGGTTCTCCAAACTTGGTACTTCCCATGCCACGAATTTTGTTGCTATTGCCGTTCTCATATCCGTTTTGTTTTTGATTTTTTGTTTTTTAATGCGGATTCAAGAGCTGAGGGAGTTGAGTTTCAAACTATCTTATCTGCCTCTCGTTTATCCGACATTTTTTTTATGCGTCTTTCTTTCGCGTCGGTCGTTTTCGTTTCGGGTGCTTAAAAAGGTAGGGATTAGGGAATGCAAGGTTTTTCGGAAAAAGAATGACAAAAAAAGCAAAAAATAGCAGATTTGGGCTTTTGTTTTGAGTTTCAAGTGGTTGTGGCAGTTGTTGGCTTTAAGTGACGTTCGTGAGGAAATGCGAAAATAGCAGATTTGAGAAGTGGAAACGCTTTCAATTCATTACCTCAGAAAAACGCCCTAATGAGCTTTTTTAACGGTGTCGGTTCTTGTTTCTCCATTCTGCACAGGTTGTGAATTTGCCATGCAGCTCTCATAGTTTAATTTTGCACTGAACAAAAAGCAAACAATTATGAGAAGTACATTCAAGACTGTCTTCTATGTAAATGGAAGCAAGGAGAGAAACGGAGTTGTCCCTATCATGGGACGAGTGACAATCAACGGAACTATCGCACAGTTCAGTTGCAAGCTGAGCGTGACCAAGGCGATATGGGATGCCAAGGGCAACAGAGCCAAAGGCAGAAGCAAGGAAGCCAATGAGGTGAACTTTGCGCTTGATAACATCAAGGCTCAAATCGCTAAGCATTACCAACGGCTTTCCGACCGTGAGGCGTTCGTTACCGCTGAAATGGTGAGAAACGCATATCAAGGCATAGGTACGGAGTATGAGACATTACTCAAAGCTTTTGACAAGGAGAACGCAGCCTTTGCCCAACGCGTGGGAAAAGACCGAGCTGTCCGAACCTACCGCAAGTATCTGACGGTAAGAAAGTACGTTGCCGAGTTCATCAAATTTCAGTACAAGCGCAGCGATATGTCCATGAATGAGCTTACCGAGGAGTTCATCCGTGATTTTTGTCTGTATTTGAAGAATGTCATTGGACTCACGCAATCTACCATTTGGATATACTCCATACCATTGAAGCATATCGTCACAGCAGCACACTACAACGGCAAGATACAGAGAAATCCGTTTGCCATGTACCACGTTGACCCAGACCACAAGGAGCGTGAGTTCTTGACAGAGGAAGAATTGGACATATTGGCAGGAATAGAGTTGGAAAATCCCAACTTTGCTTTTGCGAGAGACTTGTTTATGTTTGGTTGTTGGACAGGTATCTCTTTCGTTGACATCAAGAATCTTACAGAGGACAATGTTGCCATTATAAGTGGGTCTCCATGGATAGTTTCTCAGCGTCAAAAGACAGGCGTACCATTCAAAATTAAACTGATAGATGCAGCCATACAGATAATTGAACGTTACAAGCCATTGAGAAAAGATATGCACTTGTTTAATATTGGCTCACTTGACATGGTAAACAAGCGTATAAAGAAAGTGGCAAAAATGTGTGGCATCAAGAAGCGAATTTCATTTCATGTAAGCCGGCATTCGTTCGCAGTTTTGGCTTTAAACTACGGTATGCCGATAGAGAGTGTAAGCAAGATACTGGGACATACGGACATCGCCACAACACAAATTTACGCAAAGGTGACAAGTACTAAATTGGAGCATGACATATCAGCTTTTGAAAGTCGAATCAAGGGGCATATGCCGACAATGGGGGGAATGGCATGAAAAGGACTGTAATCACCGTGGACGGAAATGGAGAACTTTCCATTCCGTCCAACTTGAAAGACTTGTGGATGAGCGAGGGCGAATTGGTGGATATGCTCCATGTCACCGCCCCGAAACTCCATGCTGTGATAAGGTCGATATACGAGGAAGGTTTGTTGCCCATGTCGGAGGTACAACAGAAACAGGAAACCTCCAAGGGCATTTGGCAAACGATGTATGGTTTCCCGATGGTTGTTGCCCTTTGTTTCCGTATAGGCTCTTATGGTGCTGTTCGGTTTCGGGACACCATCATGAAGAAGTTGTACGGGGCAAAAGAGAAAAGTAGTGTCATTGTCCTACAATTCAGTGGAGGAACAACCGCCTTTAGCTGAATGTACTCTTGCTTGTTGGTTTGTTTGTCGCTGTCGTACTGTCGTGAATAAGTACTGAAGCATATACTTTGCTTGTTGGGGATTTGTCATATTGTATAAAAAAC